CGCGATGCACAGTATCATATGGCACTGTACGAACTACTAGCAGAGTTACATTATAAACATAGTTCTATACTTAAGAAACGTCAGATAGCTTCATCATACTACCACATGGGTAAGATGATTAATCAGATCTGGTTTGAAGAAGGTATTACTCTAAAAGTTGGTGCTAGTCTTAAAGACTATATCAATGATAAAGGTTCTTGGAAGTTCTTGAATGAATATGAAGCATTCTTGAATAAACATACTGCATGGTATCGTCCAATGAATCCAGGTAAAGTATTATTATGGCAACAGAAGATTGAGATTGTACAAGGTACACAGAAACGTAAAACAGAAGTTGGTCTTAAAGGTGTACTACAAGGTATGTCATTTGAGAAGGATCCAACAAACGGAGTCGGTGGTCCATGTAAATATTTCTTCCACGAGGAAGCAGGTATTGCTCCTAAGATGGATACTACATTTGAGTATATCCGTCCTGCTATGAGATCAGGATTTGTTACTACAGGTATGTTCATTGCTGCAGGATCTGTGGGTGACTTGGATCAGTGTGAACCACTTAAAGAGATGACACTTAGACCAGAACCAAATGATATATATGCGGTAGAAACAAATCTTATAGACTCAAAAGGTACTGTAGGTAAATCAGGATTGTTTATTCCTGAACAATGGTCGATGCCACCATTTATTGATGAGTTTGGTAATTCTTTAGTAGAAGAAGCGCTTAAAGCATTAGATGAACAATTTGAAAAGTGGAAGAAAGATCTTAGTCCAGAACAATATCAGTTGCGTATTTCTCAGCATCCTAGAAATATTGAGGAAGCATTTGCATATAGAAAGGTATCCATTTTCCCATTAAATTTAGTGGGTGCACAGATGAGAAGGATTGAAGATAAAACCTATGCTACAGAATTTCTAGATATATTTAGAGATGAGAAAGGAGATGTTGATGTTAAACCTACATCTAAGTTACCAATTAATACATTTCCTGTAGACAAGAAACAAGAAGATAAGACTGGTGTATTTGTATGCTATGAAAGACCTGTAAAGAATCCAGAGTTTGGTATGTACTATGCATCTGTTGACCCGGTAGGTGAAGGTAAGACAACTACATCAGAATCACTATGTTCTATCTATGTGTATAAAACAGCTGTAGAAGTAACTAGGAATGATGGTGAAAAAGTTGAGACTTTTGTAGAAAGAGATAAAATTGTAGCTGCTTGGTGTGGTCGATTTGATGATATCAATAAGACACACGAGCGTTTAGAGATGATTATAGAGTGGTATAATGCATGGACTATTGTAGAAAATAATATTTCTCAGTTCATAAATCACATGCTTTATAGAAAGAAACAAAAGTATTTGGTACCTAGATCTCAAATATTATTTCTAAAGGATATTGGTGCTAATGCTAATGTATTTCAGGAATATGGTTGGAGAAATACTGGTACTTTGTTTAAGAGTCATATGCTTAGTTATGCTATTGATTTCTTAAAAGAAGAGTTAGATCAGGAAGTTAAACCTGATGGTGAGATTGTAAAGACTGTATATGGGGTAGAACGTATACCGGATCCGATGTTGCTTACTGAAATGGCAGCATATCAAGAAGGATTAAACGTCGATAGACTTGTATCGTTTGCTGCATTGATTGCTTTTGCAAAAGTTCAACAAGCAAATAGAGGATACAAAAAGCGATACGAGGAGACAGATAAGGTGAAAAAGTTGGATAACACCAATAAATTCAGTAAATTAAATATGAGCCCGTTTAGACACATTGGATCAAAAGGCTCAGCATTTAATAACATGAGACTACCTAAACAACCATTTAGAAATTTAAGATAATATGCAATTATATAACGCAATTCAGTTAAAGAACGGTGCGAAAGCTGACACTAACCGAATGGGTACACTTAATCAACCCATTCAGTTTATTCCTAGATCTAAGAAAGATACAGACTGGACAGCATGGAATCTTGACTGGTTAGAGTGGGAAGGACTTAAACAAATTCGTCGTAATGCAAGACGAATGATGAAAAACTATAAACTAGCTAAAGGTATCATTGATCGTGGTGATTATATTGTTGAACAAGATAATGAGTATGGTGATCTTATTGAGACACTTACACAAGATGATGTATCTGCACTAGAGTTAAAGTTCTACCCAATTGTTCCCAATGTTGTAAATACATTAGTATCAGAATTTGCTAAAAGGAGTACTAGAGTTACATACACTGGTGTAGATGATATCTCATACAATGAATTATTACAGAAAAAGAAGGATGAATTAGAGGAAGTTTTGTTGTTTCAAGCTGAACAAAAGATGATGATGAAACTAGTTGAAAAAGGACTAGAACCAGATTCAGAAGAGTTCCAACAACAAATGAGTCCTGAGAATATGAAGACTTTACCACAAATTCAAGACTTCTATTCAAAGACATATAAGAGTGCTATTGAGCAGTGGGCAGAACATCAACATAAAGTTGATAACGAACGTTTTAGAATGGACGAACTTGAAGAACGCGGTTTCCGTGATATGTTGATTACAGACCGTGAGTTCTGGCATTTTAAAATGATGGAGGATGATTATGATATTGAATTGTGGAATCCTGTTCTTACATTCTACCATAAATCACCAGAGAATCGTTATATATCTCAAGGTCAATGGGTTGGTAAATTTGATATGATGACTGTTGCAGACGTCATTGACAAGTATGGATGGTTAATGACAGAGGAACAATTAGCATCTCTTGAGTTGATTTATCCTGTAAGATCTGCAGGTTATCCTATTCAAGGTTATCAGAATGACGGTAGTTACTATGATGCTACTAAGTCACATGAGTGGAATACCAATATGCCGTCTCTAGGTTATCGTCAGTATACATCTATGTGGGATAACGCTACCTATGGAGGTGACGTAGTTAACTGGATCTTATCAAATGATGAAGACTACTTTGATATGGGTATGTCTAATATGCTACGTGTAACAACTGTATATTGGAAGTCACAACGTAAGGTAGGTCACTTGACTAAGATCAATGATAATGGTGATGTATTCCAAGATGTAATTGATGAGTCATATAAAGTAATTGATAAACCTCTATACAACACTACCCTTATTAAGAATAAGACTCGTGATAATCTTGTATTTGGTGAACATATTGACTGGATATGGATTAACGAAGTATGGGGTGGTGTTAAAGTTGGACCTAATAGACCTACATTCTGGGGTAGTAATAATCCTGGTGGTGTAAATCCTATCTACTTAGGTATTAATCAGAATCAAATCAAACCTCTTAAATTTCAATTTAAAGGAGATTCAAGTATATACGGATGTAAGTTACCAGTAGAAGGATCTGTATTCTCTGATAGAAATACAAGATCTGTATCTCTAGTAGACTTAATGAAACCTTTCCAGATTGGATATAACATTGTAAATAATCAGATTGCGGATATCCTTGTAGATGAATTAGGTACGGTAATCTTGTTAGATCAGAATGCTCTACCAAGACATTCACTCGGAGAAGATTGGGGAAAGAACAACTTAGCGAAAGCTTATGTTGCTATGAAGAACTTCCAGATGTTACCTTTAGATACATCTATTACTAATACAGAAAATGCATTAGCATTCCAACATTATCAGAAACTGGATCTAGAACAGACTAACCGTCTTATGTCTCGTATTCAGTTAGCTAATTACTTTAAGATGCAAGCATTTGAGGTAATTGGTATTACTCCACAGCGTCTTGGTCAACAGATTGGTCAGCAAACAGCAACCGGTATTGAGCAATCTATCAATGCTTCATACGCACAAACAGAGACTTATTTTATTCAACACTGTGATTATTTGATGCCTCGCGTGCATCAGATGCGTACAGACTTAGCACAATACTACCATTCTACTAAATCATCTACAAGATTACAGTATATGATTAGTGAAGATGAGCGTGCTAACTTTGAGATAAATGGAACCGACTTATTGCTTAGAGACCTAAATATATTTGTAGCTACTAAAGCTAATCAACGTGCTATCCTAGAACAGTTGAAGCAAATGGCTATTCAGAATAATACTACAGGAGCATCTATCTATGATCTAGGTAATGTTCTTAAGTCTGAGTCTATTTCTGAGGTTTCTCACATTCTTAAGAAAGCTGAGATTAAACAAGCTGACCAGAAACAAGCTGAGATGCAACAAGCACAACAAATGCAAGAACAACAACTTCAAGCTAAAGCTGAAGAAGCACGTCAGAAGATGGAGTTCGAAGCATCTGAAAATCAGAAAGATAGAGAAGCTCGTATTATTGAAGCACAGATTAGATCAGCTGGTTATGGTGCTATGCAAGATCAAAATGAGAATCAGCAGTCTGACTACATGGATGCACTTAAACAAATTCAAAGTTCTGATGAATATGCTCAGACTATGAATTTTGAAAGAGAGAAAGAAATAAATAAGCAAGCTGAGCATCGTGATAAGATGACTATTGAACAACAAAAGTTAGCAACTCAACAACAAATTGCGCAGACCCAATTGCAAATTGCGCGTGAAAACAAGAACAAATTTGACAAACCAGAGAGTAAAAATAAGACTAAAAAATAACCTTTTGCTATAGATTGTGATATTCTTTTTTAAGGATATTAATCTATAAAGTTTAAAGTTCTAAATTTGTCGTATATTAATAATGTAAACTCAAAACCAACACTATGGAGGATACAAATAAAACCAACACAGAATCTACTTCTATTGAGCAAGTAGAGATTAACCTAGATGAACTTCTAGGTACCCCGGGAGCAGAAAACGTGATGCTTCCTGATGGAAATGGAAAGAAAACAGAAGTGAAGCCTAACATCTTCAGTTCTATTTCACCAGATCTATCTTTTATTGACAACGACTCGGACGAGGATGACGAAGACGAGTCAAAGGAAAAACCAGTGGATGTGGACGCTCTTATCAAAGATGCTGATCCTGAAGATGACTTTTCAGGTGGTATTGATGATAAAGATGATCAATCAGCAGAAGAAAAAACAGCAGGTCGTAAAAAGATTGACAAGAACGGCATGGTTGAAGTATTCAACAAAATGATTGAATCTGGAAAGATCGTACCTTTTGATGATGACAAACCACTTGATGAATACTCTATGAAAGATTTTGAAGAGTTGCTAGATGCAAATCTTAATGAAATCGAAAGCAGAGTTCGTCAAGAGTTTCCTCTTGAGTTCTTTGATGAACTTCCAGAGGAACTCCAAGTAGCTGCTCAATATGTAGCTAATGGAGGTAATGATCTAAAAGGTCTATTTAAGATTCTTTCTGAGGTAGAAGAGCATCGTGAGCTAGATCCTAGAAGTGAGAGAGATCAAGAAATCATCTTAAGAGAATACTTAAGAGCGAAGAACTTTGGTTCTGATGATGATATTGATGAAGAGATTTTAGGATGGAAAGACAGAGGTGAACTTGAAGAGAAAGCTATTAAGTTCAAACCAAAGTTGGACAAGATGCAAGAACAAGTTGTAGCTCAGAAGCTTGCTCAACAAGAACACATCCGCAAACAGCAAGAAGCGGCTGCTCAGAAGTATATGCAGAATGTATATACAACTTTGCAACCAGGTGAGTTAAACGGTGTAAAGCTAGATAAGAAAACACAATCTTTGCTTTACTCAGGTTTAGTTCAACCTCAGTATCCTTCTATGTCAGGTAAACCTACCAATTTGTTAGGTCACTTGTTAGAGAAGTATCAGTATGTTGAACCTCGCCATGATTTGATTGCTGAAGCTTTATGGTTACTTGCGGATCCGGAAGGATACAAAAGTAAGATTAAAGATCAGGGTAAAGTTGCTGCAACTGAAAAAACAGTTCGTCAACTTAAAACTGAACAAGCAAAAATGCAATCTAGTACTCCTGTAGTTGAACGTGATGAAGCACGTCAACGAAGGATTCCTAGAAATGATAACTTTTTTAAACGATAACCCTTTTAATTAAATAAATAAAAAATGGCAACTCCAGTTTTAAACAATGGTATATTTCTACGAGATACCAACTACCAAGCTAGTTCACACGTAGATTCTTACCACTTGGTTAACATGTTGAGAAATGCAGAACCTATGGATCTAGGACCAGTTGACTTGTGGGCAATGGTTCAGAAAGTAGAAATGCCTCTTTATCAAATGTCTAGCTTTGGTGGAAAGAACGTTATCACAGTCGACAATGCTCGCGGAGAGTACAAGTGGCAAACACCAGTTGTACAAGATCTTCCTTACATTGTAGACGGTGCTTATGTTAATGGCGGACCCACAGATGGCGACACTGTAGGTATGGATGGTACAACATTCCAAATTAAAATTTCTCGTCGTGAGTTCGGTCATGGTGACATTATCACTTACGATAAGTATAACGGAATGGAGATGTACATCACTGCTGATGATATCGTTCCTTTGGGTGATGGTTTCATGTACACCGTTCAATTGGTAAACAGTAACAATACCGCAGGTCTTGATACATCTGTTTACTTGCAACCTGGTGACAAGATCTTCCGTAAAGGTTCTGCACGTGGAGAGTACGGAGAGCGTTTCTCTGATATTCAGATCCAATCAGGTTTCCGTGAATACTACAACTATGTAGGTGGTGCTGAAGCTCACGTTCACTATTCTGTTTCATCTCGTGCAGACTTGATGATCAAAGGTGGAATGAACTCTGACGGTACTGTTCCTGTTGTAGAGATCTGGAGAAACTTTGATAAGTCTTCTGATCCTTCTATCACCAACTTGGAATCTATGGTTTCTAAGATGGGTAAGGATTATGTTAAGCGTGCAATGGGTAACGGTTCATTGTCTCGTACTTTCTTGACTGCTATGGAAGCAGCTCACTTGACCAAAGTTGCATCTGACATCGAGACTTACTTGATGTGGGGACAAGGTGGTCGTGTTCGTCAAGATGGTCCAGACGATTTGCGTTTGTCTGTCGGTCTTTGGAAGCAGTTGGATAACTCTTTCAAGCGCGTATACAACAAATCTGGTTTCACTTTGGACTTGTTCCGTTCTGAAATCTATAACTTCTATGCTGGTAAAGTTGACTTCCAAGGACCAGATCCTAAGCGTCAATTGATCGTACAAACCGGTATGGGTGGTATGCGTATGGTTAACGAAGCTATTAAGAAAGAAGCAATCAACTCAGGTTTGTTGATCCAAGCTGCTGATATCGGTGCAATCACTGGTAAAGGTATGGACTTGAACTTCGGTTTTGCTTACACTTCTTACGTTATCCCATTCTTGGCAAACGTTAAGTTTGTATTGAACCCAGCGTTCGACAACTTGCATACTAACGACATTGAAAACCCAATCATCGATGGTTTCCCATTGTCTTCTTACAACTTCATTATCTTTGATATCACTGACAATACTAACGATAACATCTATATGTTGAAGTTGGGTTGGGATAATCAATTGAAGTGGTGGTACCAAAACGGAACCATGGATTACATGGGACGTACTCAAGGATTCCAGTCTTCTGGTCAATTCAATGGATACCGCGTATACATGACACAAATGATGCCTGCTATCTGGGTTAAAGACCCAACCAAGGTGTTGAAGATTGTTATGCGTAACCCAATCACCGGAGGTTCATTCTAATCTTAAAAAATGTAAAAATGGGGGAGGGGTAAAACTCTCCCCTTTTTTACTATATTTGTCAAACATAAAAACCAACAAAATTATGAGTTTCACAATGGTACAAGAACCGCTATCTAAAGCGGGTAGTATTTCAATTAAACCCTACGTCAATCAATCTGTTGACAACATGGGATTACAAAATTATGGATTAGCACTTTTTGAAGGTGTTTTTCATGAAGAACAATTAGCTTGTATTGAGCATAACGGAATCAAGCGTTATGTTACAGGTCTTAATGAATTTGCTCCAGAGATTAAGCTTATTCAAAATGTAGAACTTCGAGAAGCTAAAATCAGAGAGATTCGCAATGTAGTCAGTGAGTTAGAAAAACAACTTGCTGCTAATGTCATTAATCCAGACGATCCTGAGTTTTGGAATAAAGTAAAATTATTACGTCCAGACAATGATGAGTTCTGGGCAAAAATCACAATTCGTTGTGGTAACACTCCTGTCACTTTAGACCCTAATAAAGATCCTTACGATCTTATTAAGATATATGCAATCAACGCTGGTGGTTTTAGCATTATTGCTAAATCATACGAAGATGCTAAAGCAAAACCACGTCCACCTAAATTCTATTTAGATAAGTTTGAAGAGACTGCAAGTACAAAAACTGAAACTAAGAAGTTGCGTAATAAAGCACTTGCTGAACTTCAGAAGATGTTTGATAAGAATCTTAACAAATTATTCTATGTTGCTAAGATTATTGATCCAGCAGGCGCTACCTATAAGAAGACTACATCTTTTGATGTTATCTACGATATGATGGATAAGCACATTAATGGTGAAGGTGCTGAAAGAAATGCATCCCGTGCTGCTCAAGAGTTTTTGGATACATCTAATCTAGAAATGGAATCATTAAAGATGAAAGCTATTGTAAAAGATGCTATTTACTATCGTCTTCTTAATGCTAAATCAGATGGTTTCATCTATCACAAAACTTCTGGATCGATGCTAGGTCATAATGTTCAAGAAGTTACAGAGTACTTGAAGAATCCATTAAATGATAATATTCTAATGGAAATTACTAAAGGTGTAGAAAAGTACTGGAATAATTAGTATATTATTAGTATGGCAGCAAAGAAAGGTTTATACGCAAATATTCATGCAAAGAGAGCTCGCATTAAAGCAGGCTCTGGTGAAACAATGAGAACACCTGGAACTAAAGGTGCACCTACTAAACAAGATTTTGTTAAATCAGCAAAAACTGCTAAAAAGAAATAATATGGCACAATTAAAAATGTCTAAAGAAGACAAAGCTCGTGAAGAGCGTTGGAAAGTAGAATCTGCTATGGACACCATTCGCAGATATAACGAACTACAAAAAGATAAAGCTCTTTTAACTAAAGTTCGTACTGCTACAGAACAACAGTTAATGATGTTAGGTGGTATGGTTAAGAAGTCAGCACCTGCTCGTAAACCTAAGAAATAATGGCAAAGAAAAAGATCATTGAGTACAAAGGTACTAAAGCAGAAGAGCGTTACTCTTCTAAGTCTGCTGCTATGAAACACGAGAAATCAGAGGGTAAGAAAGAGGAGAAACGTGAGAAGATGTTAATGCGTAAAAAGAAGAAGTGATGGCGAAATCTGCTGCATGGACACGTAAAGCTGGTAAGTCACCTTCTGGTGGTCTTAATGAAAAAGGAAGAAAGTCTTATGAAAGACAGAATCCTGGTTCAGATTTAAAAGCACCACAACCTGAAGGTGGTCCTAGAAAGAGATCATTCTGTGCTAGAATGGAAGGTATGAAGAAGAAGAACACATCTAGTAAAACAGCAAACGATCCTAATAGTAGAATTAATAAATCACTCCGTAAATGGAAATGCTGAAACACTATGGCGAAGAAAGATAAAAAATGGATTCAGAAAGCAATCAACCCAGAACATAAGGGTTATTGTACTCCAATGACTAAACCTACGTGTACTCCTAAGAGGAAAGCACTTGCTAAAACTTTAAAACGAATCGCAAAAAATAAATAATCATGAAAGCTAAAAAATGTATGAAATGTGGTGGATCCATGAAGTATAAGTCTGGTGGATCTACAAGTTCTTTTGCTAAACTAGCACCTCCTTATGATAAAGCTACATATGCTGATAAGATTGCTGGCGCAAAGAAATCCTCTATGAAAAAAGGAGGAATGGTTAAAAAAGCTAGATAATAGTATGAATAATTTTACCCTGCAATTAAAAATTAAACAGCGTCTGAACAAGTTAGATAGTCAGGATTATGACAATCTACAATGTTGGCAGATAGTTGAAGCATTTAATAAAGCTCAACTACAATGGGTGCGTCGTCAAATTCAGGGTATTAATATTACAAAGACCGGAGACGAACAGACTAAAACACGTATAGACGATTTACAAATTCTTTTGAAGGAAACTCCAATTGATTTAAAAGAGTCAGATCTATACGTACAGTCTGATCCACTACCTTCTGACTATATGGCTTTTAAAAGAATTCATGGACATGCTAAAAAAGATTGCTGCGATAATCCTATGCGCATGACAATTACATATTTAGCAGAGGAAGAGAATGTACCTTTGTTGTTATCGGACGACTTAAAAAAACCTAGTTTTGAATGGGGTGAAACATTCTGTACTCTTGTAAGTAATCGTTTGCGTATATATACAAACAATGAATTCTTGATGCAGGATACTTCTATAATGTATTACAGAAAACCTCAGATGATTCAGATTGATGGTTGTGTTGATCCTTATACAACTCAGTTATCAACTAAGGAAGTTCCCTGTGAATTTAAAGATGATATTGCTGAAACACTTATTGATGAAGCAGTACAGATATTAGCTGGTGATATTGAGGCAATGAATGAATATCAAATAGCTTCACAAAGCACACAAGAAAATACATAAATATGAGACAACTGAAAATAGAAGGTGGTGGTGCATCCGCAGCAGCAATGAAACAAAAATCAAACATGATGTCAGCATTAGTGTTTGAATTATTAAACGGTGTAACTAAAATCCATATGGCACATCTTAAAACCACAAGTTACGCAGCACACATTGCAATGGGTGAGTTTTATGATGGTGTCGGTGATTTTGCTGATAGTCTTGCTGAACAATGGCAAGGTATTACAGAAACTTTGATGGATTTTCCCACATCTGCAGAATTACCAACTTGTAAAACGCCTGAAGAATGCGTTAAGTATTTAAGAGGATTATATACCATGTGTCAAAAAGTTCAGGATTCTTGTGAGCATTCTGAGATACTTAATACGATTGATGAAGTTAAATCATTGATTAATAGTACTAAGTATAAACTTATTTTCTTGAAATAATTTGGAGACTGTAAAAAGTCTTCGTATATTACTTATATATTTATAAAAACAAAAAACTATGAGTTATTTTAATCATGCTTTTAAAAAGACGTTTGTGGGAACAACCTCTTTTGTTCAGACTGAAGGAACAGCATCATCTGCGTTGTCAACAGGACAATTTACTTTTGTAAATCCTAACACTTGGACAATACCACCTGACTTGAATGATGGATCTACATTAGCATCACCTTTGGTGCTTGTTTCAGGTTCTATTCACACTAATGACAAAATTGGTCCTTTTCATGGAGGTTACACTGAAAGTGTAAAGTCTAAGATGATCAATCCTAAGTATATTAGTAAGTTTTACAGAGTAGATCCTTCTGATTTTAATGGTAGTGCTGCTCAACAAGCACAAATTTTGGTTGGTGCTACTTCAGCTTCATTTACTGGTAGCTGCGCTAAAACTTTTGATTGTGGTCAAACTTACAATTTGCGTTTGGATATCAAAGGATCTCCTGTATTGCGTACTTTGACTCGTAACACTTATTATACAAGTGCTGCTTACACTGGTTGTTGCGCTGATCCTACAATTGTAACTAACGTTAATCCTTTGATGGTATATGCTAAATGGGCGTTTGATTTCTTGAACTCTCCTTTGATTGCTCCTTTCATCAATGTTCAAGTTACTTACTCTTTGAATGATGGAGCTGATTGGTTACAACTTGCTCCAAGTTTTGCATACACTGATAATGGAGTACCTGTACCTGCTGGTGCTTCTTCTAATATGAACGAAACTCTTGGTACTACTTTGTCAGATTACTTGATGGGTAATGTAGCATTGCCTGGTGATGAAACTACTCTTGCTGGTTTGATTATCACTGGTGGTTATATTGATACTCGTTTCCAAGATTGTACTTTCTATCCTAATGATTCTATCATTGCTTTCATGGAGCCTGTTAAGATCTACGCTTCTGAAGTTGATTTGGGTGGAGATCCTTGTACTTTCTCTGGATTGTGTAACAATACTCAGTGTCTTCCTATACAAGGAAGTGGTTTTGGTGAGAATATAATTCGTGATCTTATCATGACTGAAGGTTACATGCAACAACCTTTCTATACTGGAACTGACTTACGTATTCGTGAAATCACTAACGGAGACGATGTTTACAATGTAATCGATCGTACTTCTCAGTATACTCGCTACTACATCCAACACAATGTACCTCGTTTCAATAATCCTACTAGTACTTTTGATAATGATCAATATTTGTTAGAGATTATTACTGATGGCACAGATGTAAATTTTCAAGATTTTGTATTACAATGGTTAAACAATGTTGGTAATCCTATAACACTTGAAGAATATACACCAGGTGGTACTTTTGAATGTACTCCTGTTCCAGCAGAAGTTGCACCCTAATTTATAGAAACTATTTAAAAAAACGGGGAAGGAATGATAAAGTTCCCTCCCCTTTTTTATTTTTACACAATATATTTGTAACTTATTAATATAATGGGAAAACATAAATTATCACTAGATATTCCGGATACACTAAATACATGTGTTTTACGTATTGAAGACACAAGTACTTATGATCCTACTATGACACCAGGTTCATTAACACTACAAGTGTTAGCACCTGGTTATACAAATGCTGGTAATTACTATCCATCAAGCACAAACTTCTCTTTGAATTTGACAGCTTGTGATTTAGGATTACAGCTAACTAACTGCTCAACAGTAAGAAACTCTATACCAGATGGTGTCTATGCTATTAAATATAGTGTAGCTCCTAACACTGATGTATATGTTGAATACAATCACTTGCGTATATCAGCAGCATTGGATAAGATTAATTCAATACTTTGTTGTTTAGATGTACCTAACTGTGAGCCTGTAAAACCCATTAAAGATAAGTTGCAAGAACTCAACTTACTTACAATGATGCTGAAAGCTGCAAAAGCTAGAGTAGAGTACTGTCACAATCCTAAACAAGGAATGGATATGTACACTTATGTTATGAATAAACTAACCAAGTTATCTTGCAGTTGCGGATGTGAAACATGCTAATTTTTAAAAACCAACTAATATGAGCAAATGTCCAAATTGTGGAGCAGCAATGAGCTGCGGATGTCAAAAAAGAGTATCACCTACAGGAACCGTAGGATGCAGTAAATGTATTAATCCTATGAAACAAGCAAACACAAATCCTCCAATTCACCAACCTATTAAATATAAATAATGGCATTAATAAGATCTTTTATATGGACCAGAACTGCTAGTCCGATTATATATCAAAATTTAGATACTGGTATATCTTGGGTTCAGAATTCAACAATACCAGATATTCCTTATAGAAATGGAATATACATTAGTAGATCTAATGCTGATCATTTTGTTGTATGCGGAAGTGGTGCAGGAGGTACAGAAGATCTTATTTACTATTCTTTAGACAATGGTGTAACTGTAACACAATCATCTATTACAGGGAATTTAGCATCAATGGTAAGTGATGTAAAACCTGCTGTGTTTATTGAAGGATCTAGAGTCTTTGTTTCAACACTAGCTGGCTTATATTACTCAGGAAACAGCGGTGCTACTTTTACCGTACTTGTTGAATATGATGATCTAGCATTTGATGGAGGAACCGTAATACCTTTTGGAGAACGTTCATTTACTCAAGTATATGCAAATGACAATTATATTATTGTTGGTATATCTACAAAATCTACTTCACTTCTTTCTGCAAAACTTTATTTATCAAGTGATTCAGGACTTACATGGATAGCATTAGATGATTCAGATATACCTTTACCAGGTGCTAGTTCTGGATCAAATATTGATGGTATTTACTGCTCTAATGATGGTGATAACATTGTAGCATTTGTATCCGGAGATTCTATAGTAAAAATGCTATCATCATCTGATGGTTGGACTACTGTAAATACACCTATATCAAGTGTTGCAGGATCTATTGGATATACCAAATCATTATTTTCTGTAGTTACTGATTCTGTAATGTATTGTGCATTACCATTCTCATCAGAAAATAATCCTGTATATAAAAGTACTGACTACGGTCAAACATGGAATTTACAATCATCTGGTCAGATACCTATAACATTAAATTCAATATCATTTTATTCAGAAACAGAAGGTTTTGCTTTACAGTTTGATGCTAGTATAAGTTCATCTAGAATTTTAAAATCTACAGATTCTGGACAAACTTTTATACCAATTACACAGGATACTGAATTTGGATTTACTATTTTTGGTTATATACTAGCAGCATCGATAGAATGTGGTTGTCCTCCTGGATATACATATGATGAGGTTACAAATAACTGTACTGCAACAATTACAGCCGAAGCTACAAATGTTGGAGGAGATCCTTATACACTAGAATTTGATAGTGTGATCTCATATGGAGATCAAGGTTTACAATTATTTCCATCTCTAGCATTAACAGATTTACCAGTAGCATTGTTTCCAGCAAGTTATCCAAATCCTAATGGAGCATTGCAATCAACTAACACAGCTCCTTACTTTTATAAAAATGCTGACTTCACACCTTCTAAATTAATAATTCCACTTGTTGCTGCAGGTGGAGATATTCAAGGTGCTACAAATAGTATAACAGGTGATGTTTGGAAAAGAGCACGAAATAAAATGTGGGGTGGTGTTGCAACATATGCAAATCCTACAAACCCATCAGATCCAGCTTGTACAATTGGTAATAGTACAGCAAGATTATCATTAAATAATATCTCAGCATCTGGTTGGCCATCAGTTCAATACTCTAGTAATCAATGGAAAAATAGTGATTCTACAGTTACCTATACAGGTCCAGATGATCCTGCATTTCCTTGGTTAAGTTTTACAAAGTGTATTACACTTATACAAGAGAAAGAATATCTTATCGGTATTGCTGGTGATAATATTGTAGCTTTAGATATTGATTTTGATAATAATGGATCTTATACTAATGTTTTTCAAGTATATAATACATCATCTGGTGCACAATATACTTTTAAAAGATGGTTTGTTATTCCTGTAACACTTCCTGCTGGAACACATACTGTTAGAGTAAAAGGTGCTGACTTAGGTGGTAACTTTGGATTCGGTGCAGAGATCTATGATATACCACTACAAGACTTTATAAATAAGTTTGTAGTAGATGTATTTACAGCGGATAGTTATACAGCTGCTAACGGTAATAATACTGTTATGACTCTTAACTGTTCTGCTGCAGGAACTGCTGGATACTCAGCAATGTTTGCGGAACTACAAGCAGTGACTATTTTTTCAACAGCTGACTACCGAAACGTAACTGTTTATGATGGAGGTACATGGACTTGTCCAGCGGGTTATGAACTTGACTTATGTAATGGCGTACCTAGTTGCTCATTAACAGATGTTGTAGATAAAGTAGATTGCTCTTTTAGATTGGAAGATTGTACAGATCAGTTTAATATAGAATATACAGATGCAAACACTAATCCCACTATTGGAGATTATGTAGGTAAAGTTCTTTCTGACGATACGGGTTGTTGGCAAGTTAGTGAAGCTACTACTTTAGAGATACCTACTCAAAAGGATACAACTAATCCACCACTAGAAACTTGTTTTGACTGCGTTAAGATTTATAAGGTATATAATTGTGATGATCTTTTAACTCCTCTTTATTGTACAGGTCAAGATCTTTCTGAATATGTAGACATATATAGTGTGACATTAATTGTAAATGGATCAGCTATTTCAGGATGTTACGTTATTAGAAACGAACAAGTCTTAAACTGTGATCCTTTATTAGCAAGTGATGTACAAGTTGTAGAAGCGTTCTTATCTTGTCAAGAGTGTTTACCAAAAGTATACAAGCTTACAAACTGCGCTAATCCTAATACTGTGATTTATTCTAACACTCAGACATTATCTGAACAAGTTGGTAAATCAATAACTATTACTGGATATCCTAACATCTGTTGGGAAGTATCCTTAGAACTAGATGATGTATTTAACACCGTTGCTGTAGAAGTCACCGAATCTTATAAAGATTGTGAGTGCTGCTTGCAATATCAATGTATAAAATAATGCCAGAGATTCAATCTACCTTCTATTGCCTAGTTCTGTCGGAATCATGTTCGACAGAAAAAATATATGTCTACATAGGTACAGACACTTATGATTCTAACTATGATGTTGAATTTGCAACAGGTAGTAAGTTTATTACTATTAATGAGTTAGGATTTTCTGGATACTATTGGACTCGTGGTATTTGTCCACCAGATCCGTTAGAAACATGTCCAGAATGTTTATCTAGTACAGTAGGAGCATTACCATTTGCATCTATCACAATCATCGAAGAGAATGATGGAAGCAATGATAATTGCTATCAAACATCTTGTGTATTGTTAGAGAACTGTGAGAATAGACTAGATACTATAGTAGTAGATAGCAGTTTTGATGTTTACATGGACACTGTTATAAAACTAGAAGGTTCCGATAAATGCTGGCATGTAAAAGAATATACAGATTGTTCTAATGTAACTCAAGGGTGGGTTGTTACAGGATCTTGTGATACTTGTTTAGATTGTTTACCATTACCCGAACCTGTATATCCTAAAGTTGAACCTGTATACTATGAAGATTTTACACAGGTTCTTCAGATTCAAAATGAAATTGATGCAAATATCAAGTTTGCAAATGCTTATTGGGATATCTTTAAGAATATAAAGTTTGGTATTGATTCTGAGTGTAGTACAGTTGATCTTCAGAAAGCTACTATTAAAAAACTCCTTTGTGACTATAGTAGAATATACGATCCAAGTAACTGCACTGTTCCTATTATCGATCCAGTTCCTGAACCATGTCCAGAGCCAGATCAATCTTTACCAGCACCTACAAATTTTTAATTTTGAAAGTAAAGAAAAATAACGTAAATTATATATAAGATGTTACCACTAAATCCTTCAAATAATCAGCAGAACTGCAATCCTATTTCTAGCAACTGTGTTGTCTGGCAAGGTGCAGATTTACCACATATCAATCTTTATAAAGGTGATACTGTTAGTGATGTAGTTTATAAGATGGCTGTTGAATTAGGTGACTTGTTAGATCAAACTGCATTGTCAGGATTTGATCTTAGTTGTTTTGATCCAATCTGTCCTAAACCAGAAAACTTTCATGATCTGATTCAATTCATAATTGATAAGCTTTGTGAACTAAATAACTGTTGTAGTTCTTCTACACCTACAGGCGGTGGTACCATAACTCCTTCTGGAGCTACAGGTGACTGTCCAGACTGTGTTGTTACTATTGCATCTTGTTTTCAATATCAAGATCAATATGGAAACACAGTAACTACAATGAATATTGCAGATTATGCAGTAGCTATTGGTAGTAAGGTTTGTTTATTGTCTAATCAAGTTAATGCATTACAGACTACTGTTGAGACACACAGTGCTCAAATTGCAGCATTACAAGCACAGTTTGCATCTTTTGTAGTACCTACACCAAGTGTAGCATCAAGTTGTTTGACGCCTAATACTAACATTCCGATTACATCTTTTGCTAGTACTTTAGAAACAGCATTTTGTGAACTTCGTACAGCAACAGGATTACCATCTGAGTTAGCAGCAGCAATTAACAAACAGTGTGCTAATTTAGATTCATCCGCTAGTTTAGCTAATCCTAATACACAAATGGGATTGATTAGCGGTTGGGTACAATCAGGATCATACGACACTGTAGCAGATGCAATCAATAACATGTGGTTGACTATATGTGATTTGAGAACAGCTGTATCTAATATTCAAACAAACTGCTGTAACGATTCTGTTATTTGTAGTGCTGTTAGTATTAGTTTGACTAGCATTAGTTTGTCTGGTAGAACATTGACTGTAGGATTTACAGGATCTGTACCTACAGGATTTACGAGTTGTTCTACAGGTAATAACTTCACAATTCAAGATCTTTACGGAAACACTTATCAAACTAGTGTTGATCCTATTGCTAATCTTGGATCTACTATAACTATTGATTTGAGTTCAAGTACTATTGTTGACTGGACTAATCTCAATATGTCTATGTCGGTATGTGCTGAGAATATCTCATCTAATATTACATGTAATTCAACTGTAACATACAACTACGAAAATATACGGATGTGTCCTGAAAATAATGATCCTGATGGATTCCAGTGGACATTTGCAACGACCACATCTCAGATAGATGTGTCTTTGGTTAATCCTTCTGCTACTGTATCGTCACCATTAACTACAATATTATATGTTTACATATATGATTCTACAGGAACTACTCAAGTACAAGCTCCTCTAATCTATACTAATAGTGCGCTGGACCCTATTACAGCAAGCTTTACAGGTTTAACTGCTGCTACTGATTACAAACTTAAGTTTGCGGTTCAGATAGGAAATTATATTAAAGCATGTGATTTTGTTACTGTAGCAACTTCTTAAAAATATAAATATGGCTTGTTCAACTTGTAACACTTCTAGTAACACTTGCGGATGCAAAGACACTCCAGTCATTGTTCCATTTGTACCACAGTGTCCTCCTGATCCATTGTTTCC